TCACTGCGGAAGGCGTCTGTAACAACCGAACTGATAATCTGCCAGACCCGCCATAACAAGCTGAGTCAGTATTAACTGGCAGCGTTCGCGTGAAAGGTACGTATTCTGCGCAATTTCCCCGACGGTCGCCGGTTCGGTGACGCTTAATTCATTAAACACCACTCTGGCAGTTTCGGTCATATCCTGCTGTTTTAGCATGTCTTTTTCCCTTTTCTGGTTAACGTGACATACCAATAGCTCTTGTCGAAAAAGCCAGCAAGCTGAAAGACCGGTATTCGCAACCATCAGCGCGTTTAACGTCCTGTACCGTTTTTCAGGCATAAAAAAAACCCGCAAAAAGCGGGCTCTTTCAAATGTCCATGTCTGCTATTCGCCTCGCGGTACAGCTTTGCGAAGCGTACCGGCATTGAAGCAGTTTTTACGTCAAAAAGCAATAACTTTTTTCTCTATACCAAAAGCCATAACCATTGGTTTGTACAAAATAAATTCTGCCACCTTTAGCCAATGCTCAATGCGTCTTTCACAGGTTCTTAAACTCCATTCCGGGTGTGCATCATTCAGCAGTTCAGCCATTTTGCGCTTAGTCATCCCCCGCCCCACATAACGCTGACTCAGGACATTGAGCAGCCCGGGATAACCGGCCAGGGCTTCACCAATAACCCTGTCGATTATTAACGCCTCTGAATCGGTACAATGCGCCAGCCAGCTCTTTTGCTTACCATTGATCATCTCTCGCAAAAAAGCCTCAAGTTCAGGTTTGTCCAGACCCGCTTTTTTCATCCTCCGGAGCGCCTCGTTAATTGCCGTTTTTGTCAGCTTTTTAGAGGTCAGTAATTGGTTGAACATATTTCCCGTCTTACCGCCGCCAATATACGACCAACGCCCCCACATACGCAGTTTTCCCTGGAGCCAGACACTTTCCAGCGTTTTCAGGCGTAAATGCTCACCGCTTTTGCCTGTAATTTCCGGGTATATCATATTTACGCTCACTCACTTTCAATTTTGTAAATCTTCACGCCCAACCGACCACCAGGAACGACCTGACCGCGCACAATATTGATTTCATCAAACTGCTCGTCGTCGATAAGCAACCGCGCATGTGTCAGTGCATCCAGTGGTGCTTTCAGAATATTGTCCAGGTCACGACGGCGCTTATCCGGCGGCTCTGCAATGATCTTTATCGCCAGCCTTCCGGACAGGTTTAATTTCAGTCGCTGCTGGCGAACAATAAGTGCCACATCCCGGCGATAACGCTCACCGGCTTTTGATACAAAATATGTGCTGCCACGACGACGCCAGTAGGTGTTCACCGTCGGCGGGTAAGGCAAAACAAACTCTATACGCATCAGTAACCTCTTTTACCCGAGCACACCGGTTGCAAAGGCGTGATCAAGAAAACGAAAAATTAAATCAACCTGAGAACCATGCTTTTCTTCGAACGCCAGCGGATCCGCATGAAGTTCGTTGTGATGCTCCCGGCACAGCGGTAGCGTGAAAATATCGTGGGATTTTGTCCCCATTCCGCCCTGACCATGACCAATCAGGTGATGGGGATCGTCGGCTGGCTTACCACAACACGCACACGGCTGTGTCTTCACCCAGCGCGTGTATTTCTCATTTATCCAACGGCGACGTTTAGGTCGCTTCATGAAAGATTCCGGAGACTCCGGATCTACGGCAATGCTGACCACCGTCTTTTCCTGTGGTGCGTTCTGTTGCTGGTGGATGTGAGGCAACGGCGCAAGATTTTTTGTGCGCTGCTTCAGTATGCTGGTGGCGGTCTGCTCTCCCGGTATGATGTCGCTTTCGCGGTACACCGAGCGGATTTTTTCCGCACGTAACCCCAGAGAACGACGTAATACTGCCTCCGGTAGCGCGTCCGCCAGCTGATTGCGGACCGCCCACCAGGATAATTCAGCCAGAGATAATTCACGCTCCTGCGTACCGCTTATTGCGTGACCGATGACGTCAATCATCCATGCTGACAGGTTTTGATGAGCAAGTTGCTCGAGTGATTCGGATGTCTGGTCACGCAGCTGGTTGTCGCAGTGCCAGCACAACACCATCGCGCCGGTACCGTAACGATGTATGACGGTTTCACTGTGATGGTAGTCGCCATGAGGCCACTGGCAGGATTTGACATGACGCAACAGCCAGTCAGACAGTGCACCAGCGCCGCCAGCAGCACGAATCACCCGTTCGTTGCTGAAAAATGGCAGTAATGATTTATCTTCCGCCAGCGGCTGGCGAACGGCAGGAACGACTCCGGACGGCAGACCGCGCATGCTTTTTGGCTCCGGTTCAACCAGCACTCTGCCGTTATGGAATACCTGCATGGATTCACGACCTGGCTTAACGATAACCACCCCAAGTTCCGGTACCGGAACAGGTCGAAGCAATACCCGCACGTTACCTCCAGATGCGTTGCTGGAATGTGCGGGACGGACGCGGTGGGCGTTCGGAATAAGGGAGTCTGACGTAGATTATCCAGTGACGATAATCGAGGCTGAGGGCTTTCCTAAACTCATACCCACGTCTGCGGTAGTTCTGAATCAGCCATTCGGCCTGTTCTTCAGTGCAGGGATCGTGCTGATACCAGTCATATTTGAATGCGTGTGAACGCCGCCCATGCCGGATGGCAAGGTCGGTATCAGAATTGTGAAATTTGGTTTTGTGCGCCATCTGTTTTCTCTGCTGGCGCAGCAGGTGTCAGGTGTTCAGGCTGACGTGCGAATTGTAAACCAGAATGCCAGGAAAAAACAAAACCCGCCGAAGCGGGTTAAGTGCGGGTGCGTTGAGGATGCCTGACTCATCAGAGGTGGCGAGGGATTTCTCCCTCGCCT